ATCGGCGAGCCTCTCCAGGAGCATCACCTACACAGTCTCTTGGACCGGGAGGTTTCTGCAGGCTTGAAGGAATTCGATTCCTGGGTCAGTGGAGACTATTCAGCAGCAACGGATGGTCTGAGTCAGCAGATCAACGCACTCTGTATGGAAGAATACATGAAAAGCATTCGTGCCACACGAACAGAGCGCAAGATCCTGTCAGCCGTCCTTGGCAACCACGCCATCAGCTATCCTGAAGAATATGACATTCCTGCTTTCCAACAGGGGAATGGTCAGCTGATGGGCTCACCTTTGTCGTTTCCAGTTCTCTGCTCGATCAACGTCGCCGCGTACTGGTGTGCTCTAGAGGAGTACACTGAGCGATCATTCTCAGTTGATGAGCTGCCCGTTCTAGTGAACGGAGATGACATCTTGTTCCGGAGCAACGCCGACTTCTACGAAGTGTGGAAGCGGTGGATTAGCGAAGTAGGATTCACATTGAGTCTTGGAAAGAACTACATCTCTAGGGATGTGTTTACCATTAACTCAGAATGCTTCATCCACTCACCAAGGAGCAAGGATGCCGGCAGTGTCTTCACACCCATCGGCTACCTAAACAGCGGCTTGCTGCATAGCAGTCGAGTTGAAAGGTGGTACAGCGGTGGTGTGGGGACAAGGCCTGAGAACCTGGATATGCCGTGCATTCCGAAGATCCAGTGGATTCTTGATTCAGCTAACGACCAGGAGTTCGCGTTCAAGAAGGTCCTTCGTCTCTGGAAGGAGGAACTTTCTGAACAGACCAATAATGGGGAGTTCAATTTGTTCATACCCTGCGAACTTGGTGGTCTAGGGCTCAAGGCCCGTCCAGGCTGTGGAATCAAGATCCATACGACACCTTTCCAGCGCAAGTTGGCCGGGTTCCTCCATCGGAGAATCAAGAAAGGGTCGTTCGGTCATGCTGGACCTGATGGATTGCACGATCTGACGAAATCCTTCTCTACCGAGGGCAAGACAACGTTCATGCGCCGGACGGAGCCGGGTTTGGCTGTTGCAAGTCAAGCCGCTTCAGGAGAAGTCGTATTTCGGTCAAGAATGGAACCGTTGCGTGAAGACGAGGAGCAGGTACCAGACCTTGCTCGGACTCTGATGAACTATCAGAGCCTGTGTGACCTTGACAAGGGTTACTGGGTGCAGACGCGCCTCAGTAGTGAGCTTCTAAAAGAGT